TTTTTTTTTTCTTTTTTTTTTTTTTTTTTATTTTATTTTTTTTTTTTTTTTTTTTTTTTTTTTTTTTTTTTTTTTTTTTTTTTTCGCTCCGCTGTTTCTCCCCAGAGGGGTTAGTATGTATATGTATGTGTATTGGTATGTGTTATGCACCGTGTATATGTGTTTTCTCGCGCAAGTATTAAAAAAAGTTTGACAGATGTTTTAGTAAGTAGTACACTGCGCTCCATCAACTAACTAAAAGGAGTGCAAGATGCACATGATCAAAGTGACTAACAGGATGATTAACAAATATATTATTGATGCTAACAAGAAAGTAACTGAATGGGCTGACGATGAGATGCCCATTACTTATGACAACTTACAAGGTGGACAGGCTGTAACCTATCGTGCAGCCATTGGGCATGGATATTATCTTGAAGATCCCATACCTTCTACACTAAAGCTGTATCGCAGACCTCGTGGAGATAAGCTTCTGTCTATTAAACACCTAGCTAAGTATGCAAAAGAAGGTGATTTTATTTGTTTTGTTTATTACAAAGGCCTTAACACTGAGGTAGCTGACCCTGATACAACGAAGTGGATAGATCAAAACTTAATTGAGGCATCTGAATGTAAAAGAAAAGATCTAGATATGTTTAGAGGCTACATTGGTATATCTATTCTGCCTTCTGACCATGAGGAACTAAACATAGAAGATATATACCCTTCGCTTAAGGTGAATGCAGCATGAGATACAATTTTATAATCACTTTTGACTCTGGATTTTACCAGTTGTGGAATAAAATGCCAGATAATGAATGGCAGATTACATTTGAATATGAGCAGCAACTGTTAAATTTTATGAAGATGTTGTTGGCAAAAGTTGAGGAGTTAAAATGACAAATACTATTAAAATAGAGAAAAACATTCCTATTCCAAAAGGTGGACGCCCAAAAGGTGAATTAAGAAAAGTTATGGAAGCCATGAGAGTAGGGGACAGTATATTACTGTCTGATAAACATATACAACACGCAAGAGCATTGAAGAGCAGATGTGGAGTTAATATTACTGAAAGAAAGCAGTCTGATGGAACCTTTAGAGTGTGGAGAATAGCGGAATGAGTACTGATATGGTTCAAGCCCACAATTGGAAGCCTATAGAAGGCACAGTCGAGAAGCTAGAAAGTTATAGTGAGTACTGGATATATAAAGAACAGATTGATGCTCAGATTGATTGGCTTAATGATTTAGATAGTAAGGAGAAGGCTAAAGATTGGCAAACTTACAAGAGCCTTCTTAACTTATTAGCCTCACTCAAAGAGAGTTGCTCTGGATGTGATGGTGTAGTCATTGAAGCAGGAGATAACTAATGTTTTGTCATATCAAAAAATCTTTTAAACAATTAAATGCAGAGCAAGGTAAAGATCTTCATGTACGATTTGGGGTTGTGGCTGATGGCAAGTTCAAAGGCATCTCTTATAACAACGCTCTTGTAGATACTTCATCTATATCTGAGATTGTATCTAGGTTACCTGAAGATAAAATTAGTATTCAGTTTATGGCTATTAATAATGAAGTGCCGCCCCATGTGGATAACGGTATTAATACAGTTATAAATATATATACAAAAGCAGGTGGATACACGACTACGTTTCATAAAGCTAAAGAAGGAGCCTCTAAGCACCGTCTACCTAATCAAGACAGTGGCTATGTTTGTGCATGGCATGAAGTAGATGAGGTAGATAGCTTCATAGCTGAAGACGGGGACGCATGGATACTAAATGTATCAGAGCTTCACAGTGTTCACTCAGGTGAAGGTGATAGGTCTGCCGTGTGTATCAATACTGCCATTGAATATGATGAGGTAGTAAAACTCTTGGGGGATTTACTATGAGACTGTATAAATCCAGTAAAGGCCAGTGGGCAGGGACTCAGAGAGATGCTCAGAAGAACTTCCCCCGTGATTGGACAGAGGTTGACGTACCTACTTCTAAAATGGAGTTAATCGATTGGTTAAATAGCCATGAAGTAGGGGCATCAAGGGAGAGGGCTGTTGGGCAAGAAATTGTTACTTCAGCCCCTCACCCTGATCAATTAAACCCAGATAGTCACTCGTGGGTCAAGTGGGCCTATGAAACTCTTAGGCGTGGAGATAAGTCTGAGGCTGAGAAGATGCTCTACAAGGGCCTTACTTATCAGAAGGAGTTGGCTAATGGCTAAATCAAAATTAAGAGGTATTATAGTTTTAGATATAGAAGTGGACAACTTACAATCTGCTGACCAGTTCCAGAAAAAACTTGGGATGGTAGCATGGGGATTACAAAAGCCTGACTTAGTAGAGGGAATAAGAATTACTCAGGTTCAACATGAAGTGCCTTTGAAAACACGCAGAGGTAGGTCTGGTCCTATAAAAGATATTACAATTAGAGGTACAAGAAAACCAAATAAAAATGGTAAGAATACAAAAGGTAACACACTACTAAGAATATATGGGGGTAAATAAATGGCTAAAGTTAAAAAAGGATACCATGAGTTAGTTTGGGCTGTCAGTGGATTAACTGAATTAATTGGTCAAGCGTTTGTGTCTTCCGCAGATGAAGGTCGGAGCTTTCACTGGGCTGATGATGATGGCTACTGGTTCAGTTTATATATGAAAGATGTCACTGACGAAATATATGCTGAGATAGGTGACAATCAGTATGGCAAAGATAAGGAAATGTATGCAGCATTAGGATACTGTCAGTACCACGGTATCAGACATGAAGGAGTAGGAGAATAATGAACAGGTGTCACGGAGTAAGAAGTTTAGGATTAGATCACTCAAAGAAGTTTAAAGTCTTTGCGGTCTATAATAATAAACAGGACCGTGAAGCAGAGTCTAGATTAGCAGATTGGGGATGGAACTTGTTTCCCCCCAAACTCAATTTATTAGAGATAGGTGAAACTCATTGGTGTATGAAAACCAAGAAAGGTTATGAGAGGTTAAACTAATGTTATTAACTGCATCACTTACTTGTTTAGCCTTAAACATATATTTCGAGGCTAGATCAGAAGACCTAGTGTCTCAAATATCTGTCGCGCAAGTAACTTTAAATAGAGTAGCCAGTGAGAAATACCCTGATACTGTCTGTGGAGTAGTAACCCAGAAAGATCAATTCTCTTGGTATTGGGATGGAAAGAGTGACAAGCCTCGTGAGAGAGCCGCATGGCGTAAGTCTCTTGCATTGGCTGAAGCTATACTAGACCACCCAGAAGCTATCAGAGTAAGTTGTGTGGGAGAGGCTACACACTATCACGCATCTTATGTATCTCCCAACTGGAGTAAATCGTTTACCAAAACTTGCAAAGTAGGCAATCACATATTCTATTCAAATACTATTTCAAAAGTAAAACCAAAGCTGAGACAAAAATAATACTTGCCAAATAATTCTATGCCTGTATAATTGGGCTATCGCCGCTAGGTGATATACAACTAAGGACCATGACCAATGACCTACCAAGAACAATTATTAGTAATAAATTCTATACCTATAAAAGAAGGCGAGAGAAAGATAATGACTTGCCCTTCTTGTGGTGGGTATAAGAAGTTTTCTCTTAAAAAAGAAGATGGCTCACTGTTATGGAACTGCTTCAGGGCATCATGCAATGTGAGGGGAATATCTAGAGGTAGGGTTCCTATAGATAAAGCTAAGTTAAAGTTTATAAAGTCAGCATCTTCTACATCATGCGAAGTAAAAGGAAAACCTCTACCAGAGATTACTACTTCAGTAGAGAACTATAATCCTGCGATTGATTACCTTAGATCTGTAAATAGTTTAGAGGCTTATGAGAATAGCCTTATAGATATTAAATACAGTCCATCAGATGAAAGAGTAATATTCTATGGTAGTAATGGCGCTGTAGGACGTACTCTAAAGTCTTATGGACCTAAGTGGGTAACCTACGGGGATGTATCAGATGGAATATCTGTAGGTAGTGGAGATACTGCTATCTTAGTAGAAGATACTCCGTCTGCTTGTTCTGTTAGTAGAATAGCTAATACAGTGGGCATATCAATGTGCGGAACCACTCTTACTAATAATCTTAATATCAAGCTTAGTCAGTATGCAAATGTATACCTAGTGCTTGATAGAGATGCTTCTAATAAATCTATTAAGATAGTTAAGAACCAGAACAGAAATATTAAAATGCGTATACCATCTAACGATCTAAAGTATCTGAGCCAAGATCAAATTAAGGGGCTTTTATTTTTAGATCAATAATGTTACAATCGAAACCTAGCTGAGTAATATAAGGACCAATACATGAACCACTCACTTCTGAAGAACTGTTTGAGAAATTTGTTCTTCGAAGAAAACAAAGGGAAGCTTAGACCTTCTCTCTTCGAAGAAGAAACTAGAGAAATATATAACTGTATATCTGAATGCCATGATAAGTTTGGTAAAGATATTACACCTCTAGAACTCTTCTCCTACTGGAAATCCAAAAATCCTACATCTACACAGGCATGGGACAATTCTATTGAAGACATAATCAATAGTATTGGCAATGCTGAACATATAGATGATGAAATATCTACAACAGTAATCGAACGTCTGTATCAGCAAGACATTGGTGCAGAGATAGTTAACTATGGCATAATGATTAACGAAGGTAAAATTACGGCTATGGATAGCCTAAAACAATTACTTCAGAAATGTCAGGGTGACTTCACAACTAATGAGTTTGGAGAGAAGGTAACTGACAATATCTACGAACTACTAGCAGTAGTGTCAGATGATAACCGTTTTCAATTTAACATCCCCACCTTGAGCCGTGAAGTATATGGTATTGGTAGAGGGGAGTTTGGTGTTATAGCTGCCTATTCTAATGTAGGTAAAACTGCATTTGCAATCAGCCTCTGTGCAGCCCCTTCAGGTTTCTGCCAACAAGGTGCTAAAG